AAGACTACGTTCCTTGCTAGTGAGATATCTCACATGGTAGAACAAACAGATGGTAACATCTTGTGGTTCAACAACGAGGAACAAGGCAACAAGGTTGGTATTCGTTGCTTCCAAGCTGTACTAGGTATGACTACGGATCACTTATGGGGCGACCTAGAGCGCAATCAGAAGGTGTATGACATGAAGACTAAGGATCAGATTAAGATCTACGACTTCGAGGATTCATCTTCTATCCAACGCATAGAACAGATTCTTAAGACTGCTAACCCAGCACTTATCATCTTTGATCAGATCGATAAACTTAAAGGTTTCAAAGCAGAACGTAAGGATCTAGAACTCAAGGCTATCTATCAATGGGCTCGTGAGATCTCTAAGAACTATGCACCAGTCATCGCTGTATCTCAAGCTTCAGGTGAAGCAGAGGGTAAGACTTGGTTAACGATGGACATGGTTGATGGCAGCAAGACTGCGAAGCAAGGCGAAGCTGACTGGATCTTAGGCATTGGTAAAGAATCAGATAACACTAGTCGATTCAGATACTTTAACATCTGTAAAAACAAACTGTTAGGTGACAAAGATACCCTACCTGAGAAACGACACGGTAGTGCTAAGGTATTGATTAGAGCAGAGGTAGCTAGGTATGAGGATCTCTAATGATACTAAATGATTTACCTTATGAGCATGAGTTACGGAACAAACCTTTGATAGAGATAGGTGCTAAGTATCAAATCAGAGATAGCAAAGTATTAGCATCCGTAACTCCACCATACGGTATCGCTAAGAAAACTTACAATCAACTTGGAGATGTGTGGACAACATGGGATATATGGCATGCAACTATTTATTGAATACATTCAGTGTTACTACCAAGCTTTTGGTTTAGGTATAGTAACAACATTACTTATACAACATTACTTATTAAAGGATTCCGATGAAAGAGTTAGTACTAGACGTAGAAACAACAATCTCTAACAAAGGTAATCCTTTTGATCAGACTAACAAGCTGTGCTATGTAGGCATCGGAGATAAACTATTCGATATAGAATACTCTCATGATCCCTATGTACCTAAGCTTCAAGAGATCCAACAAAGGATTGATGATTGTGATATACTTATAGGGTTCAACATTAAGTTTGACTTACATTGGATAAACAGATATGGAATTTCTTTTGGCTCTAAACGTATTTGGGATTGTCAGCTTGTACACTTTATACTTACTGGACAAGAGGCAAGCTACCCATCTCTCAATGGTGTCGCTGCTCATTATGGGCTGGGTACTAAGCTTGATGTGGTTAGTACTGAGTATTGGAAGAATGGAATAGATACACCAGACATACCTAAATCTATCTTAGAAGAGTATCTACAAGGTGACTTAGATCTAACGTACCAAGTATATCTCAAACAGTTAGAAGAAGTTAAAGCTGGTGGTCTACCACTACAACGACTAATTAGTTTACACAATCAAGACCTACTTGTACTACAAGAAATGGAATACAATGGTCTATTATATAACGCAACAAAGAGTGAGGAATTAGCAAATGAATTGGATGCACAAATCGTCGAGTTGGATAACGAGTTGTATCAGTACCATAACTGTGATAGTTTTAATCCCAATAGCGGTGATCATCTCAGTTGCTTACTTTATGGCGGAAGCATTAAGCTTTCTCGCAAAGTACCTGCTGGGTTTTACAAGACAGGTGCTCGTAAAGGAGAAGTCAAAGAAAAGTGGGAAGACTATGTAGTTGAATTACCAAGACTCTTTACTCCTCCTAGAGGTTCAGAGTTAGTTAAAGAAGGTTACTTCTCTACTGATGAGGCTACACTTAAGTCTCTCAAGAGTAGGAATCAACACTCTCTCAAAGCTATTCAAACTCTCTTAAAGAGATCAGAGTTAGAGAAGAGAGTATCAACGTACTACAGAGGATTGCTCAAGCTATCCGCTGAACTTAACTGGAAGGAGAACAAGATACATGGACAACTTAATCAATGCGTCGCTCGTACAGGACGTCTGTCAAGTAGTAAACCAAACCTGCAAAACTTCGACGGAGGAATCAAAGGTCTCTTCTATTCTCGCTTTACTTGATGCATACGAGAAAGATATTTATATCGAACGATTATGGGAGGATCTCTACTAGATGTTACTACAAGCAGAAAGTACTTGACTAGAATGGAAACTTATGGTATACTATTAGTATAACACTAGGAGAATCCAATGAAACCTTATGATCCAGTAAAAAGAAGAGAAGAGTATTTAAAAAACTATGATAAATATTCAGAACAACGCAAAAAATATGCTGAAGAGAATAGAGAAGCTAAAAAGAAAGGAGCACGAGATTACTATCATAAAACTAAAGTAGTAGATCCTATACACTATCTACTTAAATATGCAAAATTAAGAGCAAAACAAAAAGGAATAGAGTTTTCTTTAACTAAAGAAGATATAGTTATTCCTGAGTTATGCCCTTATTTACAAGTACCATTAACAATAGCTGGGGATAGGAAACATTCTCCCTCAATAGATCGGATTGACCCTTCATTAGGTTATAGTAAAGATAATATAGAAATTATATCTACCTTAGCGAACTCTATGAAGTGGAACTCTACAAGAGAAGAGTTAATTCAGTTCGCTAAATCAGTTCTCTCGAAGGAGGATATAAAGTGATGTTACTCCAAGCGGATGCAAAACAACTTTCTTGAGTGGATAGGAGCCACATACTTAAGTCAAGATCAAGTAGCTATCGATGAGATTCTTTTAGGAGTAGACCAGCATGCAGACAACCAACAGCGATTTGGACTACCAAGTCGACTTATTGCTAAAACGTTCGTGTTTCGACTCATCTACGGAGGATCAGCGTACTCTTATGCGAATGATCTTAACTTCTCAAGTATTGGAGATGAAACGTTCTGGCAAGGAGTTATCGATCAATTCTACGAAAAGTACGCAGGACTAAAGGTATGGCATGAACAACTACTAGAACGTGCTATGCGTGATGGTCGTATCGATATGCCTACTGGTAGGTTCTATAAGTTTGAGCCTGAGGTTAAGTATGGTAAAGTTAAGTTTCCTCGTACTAAGATACTTAACTATCCAGTACAGGGCTTAGGTGCTGATCTCATGGCTCTAGCTCGTGTCTCACTTCGTAATAGATTGAAAGGTAAAGAAGGAGTCTTGATGGTCAATACAGTTCATGACTCAATAATACTTGACTTTGATCCCAAAGTATGGGATAATATTAGTCTAGTGCAGATAGTTAATAACTGTTTCAACGATGTGCCAGCTAACTTTAAAAAGATATTTGGTACGGAGTTTAACCTACCTATGAGGGTTCAATGTGAAGTAGGACCTGACTGGGGCAACATGGAGGAAGTGAATGCTTAGAATTAAAATTATTGATGTTGGTACCCCTAGCTCTCACCAATCAGCTAATGGCTTAGAGTATCAAGCTATAGAAGTTATCTTCAGGGATAATGAGGACCAAGTCTTATCTAAAAGATTATTCTCTTTTAGAAATAAGAATGTGTACAGAGCTGCGAGTAGTTGGACAAAGGGTACCGAAATAGATATTGTGGATGAAGCTGATGCTAAAGGGTTTGTTCAATGGGTTGACTTTGATTTAGTGCAACCTAAAGGAGACGACGATGTTCCCCTTTAGTAAAACTTGGATCACAGTACTAGAAGTAGTAACTTGTATTCACATTATTGTAAATGTATATCATCACTGGAGTATTTAAATATGGCAATTAAAATTAAAGCAAAGTTGTTCTGGGCTCAACTAAACGAACCTAACGAGATGTCTGGTAAGTACCAAGTAGACTTAGCTAACCTAAGTGCAGATGCTGTCAAAGAGTTAACTGCTCTAGGTATCAATGTTAACAAGCGAGAAGATGACGAGTATGAACGTGGTCACTACATTACCTGTAAGTCAACCTATCCTATCAAGGCTACTAACAACGATGGCGTACCTATTGCTACTGATGTTCGTGTCGGTAATGGTAGCGATGCAATTGCCGTTGTGGACTCCTACGAGTGGAAGTTCAAAGGTAAGTCTGGTAAATCACCTTCTCTTACTACCTTAGTAGTTACTGACCTTGTTGCTTATGAAGCAGCTGGTTCTATCCCTGAAGGAGTAGCTGTATAATGATAGCTCTTATAGATATGGATCTTGTTTGCTTTCGTAGTGCAGCTAGTGCTGAGAATGAATCAGTAGGCATCGCCATATCTAGGATGAAGGATCTGTTTGAGGGCATTCAATCTAAGGTTGGTGCTACCTCTTACAGAGCTTTCCTCACGGGACCTAACAACTTCCGTAAGACTATCAATCCCTTGTACAAAGCTAACAGAACAGCTCCTAAGCCTATACACTTAGCTGCATTACAGCAGTATGCAGTTAAGAAGTTAAATGCTGAGTGGGCTCCTGATACTCTAGAAGCAGATGATGCTATGTCTATTCACCAAGATAAGGTGGGAGGTACTACTACTATCTGCTCTTTAGATAAGGATATGTTACAAGTTCCAGGGAAACACTTTCAATGGGC